CTTAATATGTTCAGGCACCTTTGGCAGCGGTGCCCAGGCAATGGCCCACGCCTCCCATGTTCCGATAACGCACACGCCGCCGGGGTTTAGCAAAAGCATCTTTACCCCTAACGGTGGCGGATCATCGTCTGGTGTGCGCCATATGGCTTGGCCGGCAAGGTAGTCTTTCACGCTGCTCTTATCCCAAATGGGTTATGCCACAGCACTTTCTCTTTTGGCTTACGCGGCTTAAAGGTCTTGTATTCCTCTTTCACTTCAAAGTAATTCACAAAGGTTTTCTTCCAAGGCATATCAATATCCTTGATCCCTTTGGACTTCACAACAAGATCGTCAGCCGCCAATTCGGACATGAGTTGATCAACCCTTTTGGTGGTTATGTCGAACTTCTCAGCCAGGTGCCAAGCGTTGACAGGGTTCTTTAACCCTTTCAAGTAATCAAAGATCATCTTCTTTCTTGTTTCCTTAAACATCTTCGCGTGAATCGCCATTTCTTTTCTCCTGTTAAACAACTGCCCTCAAGTTCCTCTTAATTGGCTTACCCCATTGGGAGTTATAAGCCTTACCATACAACGCGGTTCCCGCTTCGCTGGCAAAGGTCAACGCCAATGCGTCAGCCATATCGGGTGAACCCATGCCGCGCTTGCGCATCTCATCTTTGCTTTCAAGTTTCATCTTGCCGCTTGAATTAAACGAGTAACGCGGCGCAACGAGTTCCGCCAAAAGCGACTCATCTTTAGGCACCTTGCAGTCGCGCTTTTCAAGCCACGCTTTCATGCGTCCCCATAACTCAGCCCGCAAGTTAATGTAGGTGTTACCCAAAGCAGGTGACTCTGAAACATTCACGCCACGCGCTGGCATATTCAACTCACGCAACCGATCAACAACGCCAGCACCTAACCCTATCGAGTCAACCAGTATCTCAACGGGCCTATCCTCAAGACGCGTTACCTCGTACTCGCTCACCACGGCACCCGTTGTTTGCATCAGATCCAGGTTCCTCCACTTCCTAATTTCCGTCACCGTGTTCCCTTTCCTTTTAGCAAGTGCCGTGGAATCCGTGCCAAACCTTGCTACATCCAAACCCCAGATCACGGGTGACTCTGTCGGTGCAACGTCACGGTGAAACGCGCTATCAACAAGTTCAACGCCAATCAACGTATCGTCATCGGTTGCAGGAAACTCACCCAACACACGCACACGAAACGCGTTGGATTCCTCGCCATAGCGCGAAGCCATGTCCTGGATATATTCCTTGCTCACGCGCCTTGAGTCATAGCAAGACACGCGACGCGTCCACCATTCATCCTTCAAACGGTTATGCGTCTCAAAGAAAAACCCGCTGGACTTCGTTGGGTTCCCAAGCAAAATCGTGACAGCGTTATGCCCTGACATAGAACCCGCGGCAGCCTCAAACACGGCTTCAGGAATCCCTGACGCTTCATCCGCCACAAGCATCACGTTATCCGAATGCACGCCCTGTAAGGCTTCAGGTTGCTCGGCACGCGATGTGCGAGCCGATATAAACGCTTCCGTGGGTGACGCCACAAGCTCAATGCGATCCGTTTTCATCTCAAGCAACTCGCGCCACAAGGGCGGCAACTCCTTCACCCATCGCTTGAGTTCAGCAAACAGTGCGTCATACAACTGGCTTGATGTTGGCGCAGTCACAACCACTTTCACCGGGTAGCGCGTCAACACATACCAAATCATCGCCCAGGACGCGCCGGTTGACTTACCTACACCGTGGCCTGACCTCACGCTAATCTTTCGCTCGCCATCCGATATAGCTTTCAAAAACTCATCCTGCCACGCGTCAGGCGTAACCCCTATCACTTCCCGCACAAAAAGCGGTGCGTTCTTTCGGTACTTGTTGATCGCCTCAACAAACACACGATTCAGATCCTCTTGCGTCCTAATTTCCACGATTCAGCACCTTTTTAACCGCCACATGCGAAATAGCCACGCCGTGACGCTTTCTCACTTCATCAGCGATAGCGCGCAGTGACATGGAACCAGCAAGCGATTTCATCGTTTCAATGGCCGCTTGCTGTTCGGCAATGGGCACGAGCGCGGCATTTTTCCCGCTGCCCTCAACCCTAAACCCAAACGGTGCATGGCCGCCAATGTGCCCGCCAGCCTTTCGTTTGGCGGCCTGTCCAACGCGCTGCCGATCCTTAATCACGCGGCGCTCATGCGTAGCAAAGGCCGCCATAATCTCAAGCATCAGCTGCCCGTAAATGTTCTTCTCATCCGTTACGTCGCCATGCCCGTTGATGATCAACCGGATCTGCTTTTCCTTGAACGCGTGAACCGTATTCAACGTATCCATTGAGTTACGGCTAAACCGATCCAGTTTCGCCACAACAATCACATCACCAGGTTGCGGCGTCACACCGTTTGCCGCCAAACGATCAAGAAAATTCAAATGCCCCGATACACCAGCATCCTCAATAAACTGATCAATCACCAGGTTATGCGTTAACGCGTTACCCGTCACTTCCCTGCGTTGCGTGTCCAGGCTCGTACCGTTGGCCTGTTCATCCGTGCTAACCCTCAAGTACCCGTAATTCATAACGCGATCCAAACCATCAGTGCATACAACGCGCCGAACGCGGCACCGCCAAGAATCAAAGTTGTTGTGCTGGAACTCATGCTTACCCTCGTGTTGTATCAGTGGTGTAACTGTACACCGCGTTTACAGTCATGTGTTGCGCTTACTGGATTTTTTTTCGGCTGGCCGACGAACGGATGAACGGTACGGGTGGGGGGTGCCCGTGATGCGGAGCGCGGAAAGGAAACAAGTGCCCGGTGAGCGTAACAAGTGCCCGTGATGCGAAGCATAAGTGGGCGCGTGTTTGGTGCCGCACCAGGCCCGCCCCCCAAAACTTCGCAAGGGGGGGGTGGCCGCGCACCGGGCGTGGCGTCAGCGCAACGCGTCAGTCGTTGTGCGGCGCAACATCAATCACATTGGAATGGTCGTTTACGGCGTTTACGCGATTGGCCTGTAAATGCGCCGTGTTGATGCTTAGTTGAACCGTGACTTGGTTCTTGTTGTCGCCATACGTCTGCTGATTCCACTTCGATGCTAGCCATTGTCGGTAGCGCGCTCGCACGTTTGCGAGGTTGGCCTCAACCACTGTCGCGCTATCGACAATCTCCAGCCCTTGTTCTGCTAACGCGTGCGCAGCGCGTGCACGCGCCCGCGAGAATTGCTCGGCGCGCTCTGGAGTGGTTTCAGTCCACGCGTAAAACGCTCCCTCGCTTACGCGAAGTTGAGCAATGATCGAGCTAATCCGTTCCCCGCTAGCGACACGATCAAACAGTTCATCCTCACCGCCAGGAAGTTTATGCACGGCCTTGTTAACGATTGAACGCGCTTCCCTTCGCTTCTTGTTCGACATCACCGCGCCTTGTTCTTCGAACCCTGCGCCCTGATCGCTTTCCTCGATCACTGTTAACTCGCCTTCTCCCCCCGCGGCGTCCTGCGCTTTGCGCAACTCGCCATGATCCTCGTTAACGCGCTGCGCGTTCACTGTTCCCTGATCCTCGCTCACCATACCTTGCCCCACTTCACCAATACCCTTCAAACGCGTTAAAACGCCCGCTGACGCATTTTTACTTTCCATTGGTACTTACCCCTTCTTAACTCGTTCCATCGCCCCTAAAGCCTCTTTACTCAACGCATAAGCCTGATCACTGTTCCCGCTGTAAACCGGCCCAATATCCTCTGGTGCCATCACGGACAACACTTCCGCGCCAGGCATAGCGCGCTTAATGTTAACGGCTTGCGTAAAAAACTCCTGCTGCAAGATCACCGCAATCTCTTCCATCGTCCAACAGTCACACGCTGGCCTCATCTCGCCATACGCGTAAGCCGAAGCCGGATCTTCGCAAACCGCAAACACGCTCCCATCCTCACGCTGACCCTCAAGCACGTTCACACTCAACACTTTCCCGCCAAGCGATTCCGCTTCCTTCTCTAACGCATCATAAGCTCGCTTCATACCGGCACAAGCCGAACGATACGCTTCCACGTCCCTCGCTTTATACGCATCCCGACAACGCATCAGTTGCCGCCAAAACCGTAAACGTGTTTCCTCGCTCACCAGTTCCACCAAACGATCCAACCCCCAACGCTTATCCGCTTCCCGTTTCCTCGCCATAACGCCAACGGCTGCCGCGTTCATCGCCAACACAATCGCATCATCCACTTCAAACGGATTCTTCAAACGATCTTCAGGGTTACCGCCATGAAGATAAGTCTTAACCTTTCCCTTGTTCCTGTTGCCCGCCATAACATCAATCCTTTCTGTTCTCTGTTCTCTGTTACCCACTCACACTTAACCATTCATCCGTTCATCGCCATCCTCATTGCGCTTTCCTGTTACCCGCCATGAGGATCAAATCAAAACCAACGTCCGAAACATTGAAGCGTCCGAATGTGTGTCTTTCAGACACACACACATTTCGGACGCGTTCGCTTTTTGTTCGTGAACCATTACGGACAATTCAGGACGCGTTTTCGGACGTTTCAGGACGTTTTTCATGATTTCGGACACGCATGTTTCGGACGCTCAAAATGTATTTCGGACGTTTCGGACGCTAAAACACTTCATCGTCAGTTGGTTTTATCCACACAACATCATTCCTGATGGCGGAAAACCCTAATTCGGACAGCTTATCCCGCACCTCTTTCCACCGTTTCCGCTTATCGCTTTCCTCGACATCGCTCCCCAATCTGGCATAAAACTCATCACGCCAGGCGTCAATACTCACCACGCGATGGCGTTCACCCTGAATAATCTGATGCTCACCGTTGCGCTTAATCACATACCGCAACGCTTCCCGCGCTAACGATTGATGCTTTCCTCGTCCCGTCTTTGCACCTGATCCTGATGGCGGCTTAAACGAAACACTATCAGGTACATCACCTTCGTATGGCGTTACCACGAGCGTTGCTGCCTCGTGTTGCTCAAACCCTAATGGCGAGTCACCTTCACCTTTTGGCGGCTCCAGCTGCACGCTATTAAGTAAAAAGTGAATCTCAACACCGTCCTTGCCATCCTTTTGCTTGGTAATGCGTAACGTCCCTGATTGCGCTTCCTGATGGCGGGTAATCTCAATCTGTGTATCCACGGCACCTAAGAAACTTGAATGCCCTCGTAATCCCAATGACGCGTCCTTGCCTGAGTGATGCACAACAAGCAAGGCGGCTTCCGTTGCCGCTTGGAGTCGTCCGCATTGCGCGATAAACGCACCCATGTCTTCGGAGGCGTTCTCGTTTCCTCCGCCAAATGCTCTGGCTAGCGTGTCAATGATGATCAATTTCGGTTTCCCGATCTCACTTTCGGCTATGGCGATCAGCAGATCCGTGA